CTATGAGCATTGCACACGGTAAGCTATGGCAGGATCGGTCTACAATGAGCGGCGGTGTCCTTTACATAGCTGGTGAGGGTGTTGGTGGCTTGGGCAAGCGTGTGAAGGCGTGGCGGCTTCACAGAGGCGCTGAGGGCATTGGCGAGATGGTGGTGTTGCCTACGGCGGTCAATTTCAGAGAGCCGGAGCAAGTGGAAAAGCTCATGCGTACCATAGACAGCCTTGGCAAGGCGTTCAGGTGCGTTGTGGTGGACACCGTAGCTAGAGCATTACTAGGCGGTGAAGAGAACTCAGCGACCGATATGGGGCTGTTTGTGGGCGCTTGTGACGCTATCAAGGCGCATTGTGGTTGTGCTTTGGTTGCCATCCATCACAGTAATAAGTCTTCATCTGCTGGGATAAATGCTATGCGCGGCTCATCAGCTCTGGCTGGGGCGGCTGATACGGTGATTAATGTCCAGCGTGATGAGGATGTGGTCAGTGTCACGATGGAAAAGCAGAAGGACGCAGATCCGATAGAGCCAATGAAATTTGATATGGTCAACGTGGCGATGCTGGGCGATAGCAGTGTGGTCTTGTGTGAACAGCGTGACGGTGCCGACAAGCCCAAGGCGAAGGGTGCTAGGCTCAATAAACGACAGCAAGATGCGCTACAATTATTGCGGAATATGATCATCGACAACAAGGGTCAGAAGGTCAGAATAGAGCATTGGCATGATGCACATAAGCGCGATTGCCCTGATTTATCGCCCGGCAACCGTAGGGACGCCCGACAAGCGCTGTCTGACAAGCGTGTGATTTTGCAAGGAGATGGGTTTGTATGGTTATCAAAGGGTTACGATGGCTAAATCACACCAATCACATCAATCACATCACGAAATCACACGACGTGTGACAAATGTGTGTGATGTGATTTTCCTTAAGGAAATCACATTTCACATCACATCGCATATTTCGCATCAGGGAGAGGGTAATGAGTAATAGAATAAGAGGCATTGATAGACTGCCGACAAGGGCAGAACAGAATGATAGTCGGATCAATGAGGCGGTGCATATGCATGATCGTATTGTGTCCGATGTTGAAAAGCGATGGGGTATCGATAGACTGCAAGAGCTGGTCAGTGAAGATACCCGGCGTAAGTTTCACTTACAGCGTGAGAAGCTGTGGAATGCTCTGACTAAGAATGATGGGCGTGATGCCCTGCATCAGGCTCAGGTCATGTGCCGGGCGTATGAGGTGCTAGAGCGTGAGGCCAGACAGCTAGGGGCTAAAGAGCTGACAGGCGATTACATCGAGGGGCTGATGCCTGATGGTCGTGTGCTAGCGATTACCAGTGATAAGTTTGAAGCTGGCAAGGTCGCCAGAGACAACCGGGATATGGTGGTCTATTCGATTGAAGAGATCGGCAGGATCTTGTCGGTCAAGGATGATGAGGCCAAGGCTAAGATCAATGACGTTGTGTCGAAGGTCAAAGGCATCTTCGCTGGTGCTGAGGTCGTTAGTGTGAAACCGCTAGAGGATATTGATGATGAAATCCCTTTCTGAATATAAGAGGCCGTGGTCGGTCATGCCGATGCGTGTGTTTAAGGACAGGACGCTAAAGGAACGCGATCTGCGTGTGTTGGGTGCGTTGTGTAGCTTTACCAACAGAGCTGGCGTGTGCTGGCCTTCGCTTGAAACGATATGTCAGGCGACAGGGTACTCCGAGCATAGAACGCCCATCGAAGCGATAAAGACATTGAAGCAAAAGAAATATGTCAGACAGCTCAAGCCAAAGGATTACCAGCGTGGCGAAAGCGGATGGTACACGAACAGGTATCAGGTGCTGTGGGAAGGCGATGAGCCATTGCCAACGTATGAAGAGATGCAGAGCGCTAGGCCGTTGCAGATGATCGTGGATCAGGAAGTCGTGCAAGAGGAAAGTAAAGGGGGTATGGGGGATGTAGAAATACTCTCTCACTCTCTCGCTCATGCTTATCTGGCGGCTGTCCAGAAAGCGACAGGGCAGGTCAGGCTGTTCGATAATGAGATAGCCCACGCCCGGAAGCTGGCAGACCAAGGCCACAATGTTAATGACGTGACTGCGGCTACGCTGGTTGTGTGTGACCAAGCCATAGAACGCAGGGCAGGGGTGCCATCGCTCGCTGACGTTGCCCGGTATATGGGCGCCGTGCAGTGAGGCAAAGGGTGGTTTGCTTTTGCACGGTGGTCAGAGCGCGACATATTAATGTCGCAAAAACGCCACCCCTTGCCCCCTACCCCTCGGCGCGTATATGGGGGTGTATCACACAAAATTTTGGTAGAAAATGGAGAAACGAATGAACAAGGCAGATTTATTAATGGCGGCAATGCGTACCGTAGTTAAGCGCGGTGGGGTATATGGCGATGTCTATACCAATCATGAAAGAATTGCGGTAATGTGGACAGTGATCTTTGGTGTTCAGGTGACAGCCGCGCAAGTAGCAATGGCGATGACCGCTTTGAAATTAGCGCGACTGATTGAAACGCCTGATCATCAGGATAGTTGGATTGACATTGCCGGGTATGCGGCGATAGGATCGGAGTGTGTGGATGGACAAAAAACAGATGACGGTTAGACAACAGCGAGCGGCGTTAGCCAGCCCTGACGTGGATAAGCGCGAGGCGGTTGTCCAAGAGCTAGAAGCTATTGCGTCTGGCGTCATTACCGATGTATTGAATTGGAATGATCTGGGTCAGGTGTTTTTGACGCCATCAGAGAAATTGTCTGAGCGCTCACGGCGTGGCATTAAGAAAGTAAAGGTTACGCCCACACAGCACGGCAACAGCATCGAGGTGGAGATGCACGACAAGTTATCGGCGTTGCGGCTCTTGGCGAAGCACCGAGGCTTACTTGAGCCGAACAGTGATGATCAGCGGCCTAGCATGATCGGGATTAACGTGACTGGGCCTAAGACGACAACGTATGAGGTATTGGATGATGAAGGCAAAAAAGATTGACCCGGTGTTAGAGGCGCTATTGAGGGTGCCGCCGATACCTATCCCGGAGCGCCGCTATCGAAAATGTTGGGCTTACTTGCATAAAGGAAAGAATATTAGTGTCAAACGTGATCAACATTAATGACCGTAAGTTTGTTCGGTTCTTTGCGGAACCGATTGAATGCGAGGACTGCGGCAAGGAAACGCGAGGCTATGTGTATGACGGTAGCCAGCAGATTGTGTGCAGTAAGTGTCGTGAGGTTATGTTAGAGCTGACGACTGAGCGCGAAGAGCGCGATTTTGGAATAATTATTTTTACGCCGGAGAGTGACGATGGCGAGAGCTGAGAGGGCGACTGATAGGTCAGCCCGGCGAGGGAAGGTCAAGCCAGAGGCGCTGACCGGGTTGAACTTAGATTTTTCGGAAAGTCCTACGGTATGGAAATTTTTGCAAGACGACAGCTTCGTGCGTGGATTGATGGGGCCAGTCGGATCTGGCAAGACCTTTGCTTCCTTAGCGGAAGTGATGCTGAGAGCTGTCAAGCAACCCCCTTCACCTATCGATGGCATCAGATATACCAGATTTGCGGTAATACGAAATTCGTACCCGGAATTGCGAACGACTACGATCAAGACGTGGCAAGAGATATTTCCTGAGAACACTTGGGGTCAAATGCGTTGGTCGCCACCGATCACCCATCACATCAAGCTACCGCCGCGTGATGGCGCGGCTGGGCTTGATTGTGAGGTGATCTTTCTGGCTCTGGATCAACCGCGTGATGTGCGAAAGCTGTTGTCGTTGGAATTGACTGGCGGTTTTATTGATGAGGCGCGAGAGTTGCCCAAGGCGGTGGTGGATGGGTTGACTAGCCGCGTTGGTCGTTATCCGACTAAGAAACACGGCGGCTGTCCTTGGCGCGGTGTGTGGATGAGTACCAACCCAATGGATAGTGACCACTGGTGGCCTAACCTAGCTGAGAAAAATCCGATACGCGGTAAGTACCCTTGGAAGTTTTACAAACAGCCGGGCGGCGTGATTGAGGGAACAAAAGAGCATGAGCATAATATCTTTGCGGCTGGTAAGTATTGGCTGAATAATCCGCTGGCTGAGAACGTGAATAACTTGCCGCCGGGGTACTATGAACAGCAGTTAGCCGGGAAAACGCTGGATTGGATACAGTGTTATGCCGGGGCGCAATATGTGTATGTGCAGGACGGCAAGCCAGTATGGCATGAGTTTAGCGATAGCCTGATGTCGGGTGATGTAGAGATTGAGCCTACGTTGCCTGTACACGTTGGCCTTGACTTTGGTTTGACCCCAGCGGCGGTATTTGGACAGAAACTGCCGAATGGAAGATGGAATGTCGTGCATGAGCTGGTGGCGTTTGATATGGGGTTGGAACGGTTCTGCCATCACCTGATGGCTGACATCCAGACGCATTTCCCTAAGAATGACGTGATGATCTGGGGTGACCCGGCTGGTGTAAAGCGAGATGAGATCTTTGAGGTGACAGCGTTTGACCATTTGAGGACGTTGGGGCTAAGGGCGCAACCGACCGCATCGAATGATTTTATGGTGCGGCGCGAAGCTGGTGCGATGCCGATGAATAGATTGATTGACGGTAAGCCCGGATTAATTGTGGCAAAAAATTGTCACAAGGTGCGTAAGTCGTTGGCTGGCGGTTATCACTTTAAGCGTGTGGCTATGGGTGGTGGTCAGGAACGATTTAGGGATGCGCCGAACAAGAATGAACATTCACACGTTGGTGACGCCTATGGATATTTAATGTTGGGCGGCGGTGAACATCGTGCTATGACTAAGAATTATTTGGGCAGATCGCAGTTTAAGCAGTCTGTGGCGAATATGGATTTTGATGTTTTTTAGAGGGAGATTATTATGGCATCATTTAATTTCAATGGATCGCTCATCAAGCAAGAGGGTGAGTTCAGCGTTATCTTTGATGTGACGGTTAAGCTGGGCGTTGTAGTCAAAGCTGACACCGAAGAGCAAGCCGAAGAGCTGGCGCTGTCAGCTTTGAACGATGGCGACTATGAGCTGTTGGAGATTGTTGACATTGAAGACACCGAGATTGAAGAGATGTAAAAAAATCCCCGGCTAGTGCCGGGGCAGTTGGGGAGGAAATCTAATGATCATAAGTGATGATATAGACTGATGCACCAGTTAGTCAATAGTCCGGGCGTTACTTTTGTTAAGTTTCATTGGGCGCATCCGCTCAACGTAAAGCTCAGGCCATTTTCTCAGGCTTACTTTAACCAGATACCAGACTTTGTGGATGCGCTGAAAATGTATTCGCAAGAGAAACATTCGTGGACAGCGTTGTATAAAGGCCGGATGGCGTGTTTCTTTGGGATCTATCCACTATGGTCTGGCGTAGCTGAGGCGTGGATGCTAACAACGCCTGTTGTAGAAGGTCACGCGGTGAAGATGTTGCGCGGCGCAATACGCTATTTTGATATTGCAATGGCAGATTTGAAACTGCGAAGATTGCAGATTACAGTCAATGTAAATGATGGGCTTGCCATAAGGTATGCAAATGCGTTAAAATTCCGCCGAGAAGGTTTGCTTATTGGTTATGGGCCGGATGGCGCAGACCACGAAATGCTAGCGAGGTATGCTTATGTCAATGTTGAGAGCGCCAAAGCCACCAGCGCCTGATCCCAAATTAGTGGAAGCGCAGAAGCGGCAAGAGGAAAGACTGGAAGCGGAAGAGGCGCAAAAGGCGGCGGCAATCGCGGCTCGCCAAAGAGCAAGGCGAACTGGCGGTCAGCGCTTGTTATTGTCAATGGAACGCGAAAGGCCAGAGGCAGGCGTTCAAACTACGTTAGGAGCTTAATATGGGCGGTTTATTCGGCGGCGGCAAAAAGAAAGCGGCACCACCACCAGCGCCAGTGGCAGAGCCACCAGCGCCGGTAGGCGTTACTCGCGCTGAACAATTAGCGGCATCGCGCCGAAGATCTCGCGGTGGTCGTGATGGCAGTCGTTCACTGATGAGTGGTTCTAGGCTTGGGCCAGATACTGGCATGACCGACACAATGACTGCCGCTAATGAGCGCCAGCGCAGTACGCTAGGATAATCGCTATGCCTCTTTATTCCGGCAAGTCAAAAAAGAAAATCAGCAGAAACATCAGAACGCTGATGAGTGAGGGCAGGCCGCAAAAGCAAGCTATCGCTATCGCAATGTCTAAAGCTGGAAAGTCAAAAAAATGAAACAGGTATGGGATAAAAAGCGCCCCAAAGATTTGGGTAAGCCAAAAGAACTATCGCCAGCAAAGAAAAGAGCGGCAATGAGAGCGGCTAAGAAAGCTGGTCGCCCATATCCAAATCTTATTGACAATATGAGGGCGGCTAGATCATGACGCTGAAAAGGCATCAGAACCCATCCGGCGGCCTAAACGAAGCAGGCCGCAGACACTTTGAACGTAAAGAGGGTGGCAATCTAAAGGCGCCAGTAAAGTCCGGCACCAATCCGCGCCGGGTATCTTTTGCCGC